TGACGATGACGTTGTAGCCTTCGTCGATGGCCGCTTCGACCTGCGCGATGCGCTCCGCGTCGGAGTCACCGGTGGGCTTGAAGTAGTTGAAGTCGACGCCGTTGGCCTCGCAGAACGCCTTGCAGGCCTCGTAGGTCGTCTGGTTGAAGGACTGGTCGGTGATGTCGCCGGAGTCGGTAATCATCGCCACGCGGTAGGTTTCATCCGCAGACGCGAAGGAAACCACGCACAGCACCATCGCCAGCGCCAGGATGAGAGAAACGAGCTTCTTCATGGATTCATTCTCCTCTCGTGATTTGAGCATCTTCTGCTCTCGTATTATTGTAACAGTTTTTTGCCCGTTTGAGAAGAGGTCAAGCGGCATTTCTTTAAAAAATCCCCACAAAATGCGCAGAAAATGTGGCAGATATTTTTCGATAGCTGATTTTCCCCTGCTTCGCGCCCGTGCGGATACCTTTCCGCTTTCCTTTCGATCCCCTTCCCGCGATTTTTCCGCATTTCCGCTTGACAATCCTCCCCTGCTGTGGTAAAATAATTAGGCTGATGAGCGCCCGTAGCTCAGTTGGATAGAGCGTCAGACTCCGACTCTGAAGGTCACAGGTTCGACTCCTGCCGGGCGTACAGGAGAAAATCCCCCGGAAGTGCAAGGCTTCCGGGGATTTTTGATTGGATTTTTGATGATGAAAACAGACGGATTTTTGCCATTAGAATGGGGGCTGACTACCGAAATTGGGCGAGGACGGTAGTCAGAATGGTAGTCAGGTGAAGGGGCTGGAAGTGTGCGCAGAGTGGATGACGTATACACGACGGCAAAAAAATCAGCGGAATTTCCGCAAATGCTTGCGATTCCCCGCCGCGTATGGTATCATCAAGACAGCGGCGCGCAGGGCTGTGCTGACTTTCATCAGAAGGAGCGAGGAAAATGGTAACATACATCGAGGGGAACATTTTCAGCAGTCCCGCGCAAGTCATCGTGAACACGGTCAACACCGTTGGCGTATGGATGCCGCCCAGACGCCGGAGCATCTGAAACAGGAAGAAACCGCCGACTGGCTTCGCGCCCATGCGCAGGACATGTCCTTCGCTGGAGTGTGCGACGATTTGAAGCTCGGTCAGGCAATTCTCCCCTATCAGCGGGAAAAGGACGGCGTGCATTCAGCTTTTCCTTCGCGGATACGCCCGAAAAGCGCGACTACGCCCTCAGATACAACCGGTGCAATCAACCCTTGACCTTGGAAGCCAATTTCGTTTTTGAGTGGCTGCGCGGCAGTGCGACAGTTTCGACCAGCTTCGCCGATGTGCGGTCTGTTCGAGCAGCCGCTTTCCTCGTATGAATTGATGTGATTCACAGAAAAAGAGCCGGGACAGCCTCAGAGGATTTCTCCCTCCGCCGCCATCCCGGCTTTTTTCATGTCTCCTGATGCTCGTGCAGCGGTTCCCGTTCGGAATTATTGTATGAAAAAACAGCCTGCACGAGGTGTGCGGCTGCTTTTCGCGGATTAAGTTGATTGCAAGTTGATGGTAAGTTGCAATTTCTCTTTGCAACTTGCAATTTTTAGTTTCGAACAAGTTTCAAAGCTGGTTCAAAGACGGTTCAAAGACGCCTGCTTGATATGCCCACCATTGCGTTCCATCATGATGTCGCTGAAAAACTCCCGATTCACGGTGATGTTCGGCAGCTCATTCGCTTTCATGGTAATGACCACCTGCAAGTTCGTCGGGCAGGCATAATCCCCGTAGATGCTTTCTGCCTTCTCGAAGATGGTCTGCCCGCAGTCCCTGATTTGCTGGATTCGTTCTTCTCTGGTCATGGTCACGTTTATGCACTCCTTTCAACGTATCAAAAAAGCACCTTGCAGGGGGGCAGGGTGCTTTCTACCGTTTTTCTCCTTCGCTGGCTTGTTTTCTGTCCTCTTCCAGCAGCTTTTTAAGAAGTGCATCGCGTTCTTCTCGCGTCATTTTCCGAAATTTTTCAATTTCTTCGGTGTTCGGAATGTCATATTCCTTATATTTCACGCTACTTCACCTCTCCGAAAGCGCACGCCCTATTAAAGGAATTTCCGCTCCAATTCCACATTCAGCCCCAAATCATCCAGCGGGATTCCTTCATTCAGCAGCGTGTTCTTGATGGTGTCCAGCACTTCGTAATACGCAAGGCGCTTCCCCTTGTAGAAGGCATCATCGGGGTTTTCCCTTGCCTCGTTCATCGTCTCATTGGCATTGTCAATGACGCGGGCAAGGATATACTTCAATGTACTTTCATTCATCGTATTCACCTCTTCTCTTTAATTCTGCAATTCTGCGCGCCCTTGATTCACGGAAATTAGTGATTTCCTTATACCAATGCTTTTTTAGTCCTTCTTGCTCACGCGGGTCTCTTTCATCCCAATTTGGCACATGCTCTTCGGGATGCTCAATCTTATGCCAATGCTCTACAATCCGCTGGTCAAACGTTTCCAATGACTTTCGGATAGAAGAAGTTTTTTGCCGCTGCAAATCTTTTTCGGCGGAATTTGCAAAGAACTGCAAATCCATCTGAATTATACCACCTTTGCGCTGCTTATTCAACACCTTTTCCGCTTTCAGATACTTCTCCTCAAACTCCCTGAACCCCTCCGCCTTGTCCAGCCCGAAGAACTTCGCCCTGTCCTTCATGGTCTGCAACTCGTCCGCGTCCAGCGCCCACTTCGCCCTTGTCAGCGCGACGCAGCGGCAGTTGCAGTCCTCTTCGGGTCGCCCGAATGCGCCGGGGTATTCGGCTTTCTTGCCGTCTATCTCGAACGGTTCGCCGACTTCGCGAATCTGCCCGTCAAGGATGCGGTGATCCGTGCGCGTGTTGCCGTCCAGCACTGCATCCCACTGCTTGACGACTTGGCAGCCTTGCCCCTTGGCGGCGTTGCGCGCGTCGTCAGCGGATTGCTGCTGAATGCGGTGTCCCTCGGTGCGGACGATGGTTTTCGCGCGTTTGAGCGGAATGCCGGAAGAAATCTGCACCTGACGGGCAATCATGTTGTAGTCGCTGCCGATGGAGATGCCGATGGAAATCTCCCGGCGGATGGTCTTCTTCAGCTTCTGCATATCCACGCCAAGTTCACCGTACAGCCGCCCGCTGAGCTTGCTGTCCGTGCGGACGGCGCGGGTGACGGCACGCTGGTCAATGGGGGCGAGAATCGGCATTCCCTGCTTGTGCAGGCTGTACATTGTGCCGACGTAGCCGTGCTGGTAGCTGCGCGTCAGGTATTCTTCGATGGTCTGATTGCTTTTCTTGTGCAGTTCGTCCAGCGCGGCGTTGATTTGGGCTTTCATCGCCTCCTGATAACGCTTCTGATAAATCTTCGATTGCGTCATTTCGTCGCTTTCGAGGATGCGAATGTGGTTGTCGATGCGCCGAATCGCCCGCTGGTATGCCTTTTCCAGTGCCTTGATGGTTTCCTGCTCATCATCCAGCATGGCTTGCAGGGCTTCCTTCTCGCTCTTGCGCATTCACATCACCCCGCGTCATCCTCTTCCGCCGGAACGTCATCCAGCGCCACGTCCGCCGCGCCGTCGTCTGATTTCGTCCGCCCGCGAATCGTCTTGTAGTCCAGTTCCAGCACGTCGCAGATGTTTTCCAGCAGCGTTTCGTCATCCAGCACGTCGGTGAGCGCCAGCAGCGTGTTCACTTGCGCCTGCTGCTTCTGCGCGTCGGTCAATGCAATCTGCGCGTTGTCCAGCGCGTTCGCCATCACCTCGCGCTGGAAGTCGAAATACACGTCCTGCATCTGGTAGTTCGTGCTGCCGGATTCGTTGATTTCCGCCAAGACGATTTTCAGCAGCTTGCGCATGAACTGCTTCAAGCGGATTTCCAGCTTGTTGCACTTGAGGTCAAGCAGCGCATAGCGGCTCTTGATGACCACGTTCGTCACGTTGCCGTCGCCGACCTGCGCGGCGTTGAAGCCCATGCCGAAGCGGTAGATGTTCTTTTCGTCCAGTTCCAGCTTCGTCTGGCGCGCCTGATAGGGAATGTCAATCGTGCGGATCTCCACGTCGCCGCCGGAATCCGGGATGCCGATGTGCTTTTTCGCCCGGATGTTGGTCATCAGCTCATCGAGGTTGTCGCCCTCAAAGCCCTTGACGACGTAGAGGACTTCGTTCGCGTCCTGAATGTTGTTGGATAGCCCGCAGGACATGAGGTCGTAGTCGTCAATCAGCCCCTTGATGGTTTTGAGGCCGGAGAACTGCTTCTGCCCGTTGTCCAGGCGGAAGAAGGGGATGAAGCCGAAGCCGTCAAAGTAGGTGCTTTCGTCGCCGGGCTTGCGCCAGATGGTGTGCGGGCGCGGGTTCAGCGGTGCGGATTCATCCGGCACAATCTCGCCCTCGTTCACCTGGCAGAAGAAGTGCGTCTGCTTTTTGTCCCACACCTGAATGCGCTTGATGGCTTTGTTGTCCTTGCCGATGTGGTCGATGTACCAGTAGATGACGTACTCGCAGCCGTCGTCCGTATCCTTCGCCCGGACTTCTACCACGCCGAGGCCGTCCGCTGCCTGAAAGCGCGTGCGGCCGTTCGCATCCTTGTAGGCGTACATGTACTCGAAGCCCTTCGCCACCGCGCCCGTGATGACCTCGTAGAGTTCAGCGGTGAAATCCTCGTCGAAATAGTCCTCCAGCGCCTTTTGAAGCTCCGGAATGTCCGACCGCACGAACGCTTCCTGCCCGGACAGCATGTACTGCGCCTCTTGGTCTACCAGCTCGGTGAAGAATGGGTGACTGATTTTGATGTTCGAGCGGTTCTTGTCCTCCTGCAAAGCACCGTCCGCATTGATGAAATACAGCCGATACTTTCGGATGTCGTGGTCGCCCTCGTAGTACTTTTGCCCGACCCGCGCAAACCGCTTTTTGTCGGAAGATGCGTCGTTATCAATGAACGCCTTGATTTCGGGAATTGTCAGCATGTCAATCACCCCTTTCAGGTGTCTTTCGCCGTCTTGGTGTGCCTGTAGGTTGCCGCCAGCCCTGCGCCGCCGCTCACGCTGATGAAGGTCGTCGGGGCATAGGTAGTCAGCGCCTTGTAGGCTGCGACTTCGTCCGCAGAAATGTCGGTTTCCACCGGTGTAGCAAGCGCAGCCCAAATAAAAACGTCATTCTCGTCCAAAAACTGCTTAAAGTCATCGAGGGTCGTCGTGCCTTTTTCGGCGAATGCAAAGCCGACAAGGTTATTCCGATTGGCAATCACCCCGCCGACCGTTTCAGAGCCAAGAGCGGTGGAAAAGTGCGTGCAGAGCACGTTCGACGTGTATGTGCCGTTGAACCAAGCGAAGTAGCGGTCAACCTCGCGACCTGCCGTCTGCCAATTGAGCGACGATGTTACCTTGATTTTCCCGATACGCTGCACCCGCACGCCGCGCGCCAAATCCACCTCGTCGCAGACCCACTGCTGCCCGTTTTCGTCCGTGTAATTGCCGCTGGATGCAACCGGGATGCCGCACAGCGCGTTCGGCGTTTGCAGCGTCTGCGATTCGTTCGCGCCATCCGACACCGTGACCGCCACCGTCCCGCCGTCACCCGCGCTGACAATCGGC